TCCTCTGAGCCATCGTAGAACTGTTGGGGTCAGACACCGGAATGACTGAAACAGTGTCGTAATCCTCTTGTTTTGCCTTGCGATCACCGTATGCAGGGTCAAAACTGTACTCTGGGGGTGTGTGGTCACGAATAATGTCACGCAAAAGCTTAAACTCTTGCTTCATTGAGTAGTGAATACGTGCCTGAACAGCAGACATCGTTTTCAACTGACGCTCTAACAGCGCCAAAGTCGTGCCAACCGGCGAATTTGCACTCATATCGCTGATATTCATGTCAGCAATAGAGCCTAAACGCCTACCTTCCTCGGTAACTTTCTCTAATAGACCAGATAAAACCTGACTTGGCTCCTTATAAGGCAGAGCCATGATGTTATCTTTGACAGAACCGCTTGGAACGTCAACATCTCGGAACTCGCCAGGGCTAATTGGGGTATCGTCATCCTTAATTCTCAAGCCACGAGTCTTTAAACCGCCTGGCAAGTTAGATAAAGTACCCGCATCAATCAACTGACGGATCAAAGAAGTACCCGCACGGGCATAACCACCAATTAAGTGGATCAATCCCAGACCATAAGCACCAAATCCTGGTACATAGGTGTACTGAACAAAGTGTTGACGTTTTAATTTGCGCTTATCGTCCTCTTCCCAGTTACGTCTAATAGCCAACACTGTATTTGTGCCGCGTTCAATCGTAATGATGTAAGGTAAAGCAATACCATCTTCATCTTCATAGCCTGGTAAGTCATAGTCAATATGGACTTCAAGGATCTGATAACGGTCGTCGTCTGTTAAAGAGTAGCCTTGGTCTTCAGCTTTTTTCTTTTCTACGTCGGTATGGATCGCAACCGGCTCGCCCAACTCTTCGTCAACATAAAAGCCTGCGACTTGGAGTTTCTTAAGATCATTCTTAGTCTTGCGCATGACATGAGTCAAACGCTCTGCTGTATTAGCACTGGACGCGCCGTAAGGAATGATGATGTCTTCGGCTGGGATGAACATTGCTACTTGCCGGTCGAGTGACGGGTCAAAGTAGACTTTCTTAAACGCCGCGCCAGCTAAGCCCAAGTTATAAAGCATACGCTCATGCTCTGGGCGGTACTCAGTCATCACTTCAGTGAGCTGATAGTTCATGTCGTCACGAACCCGCTCGGCGGCTTGTTCTTTTAACTTGTCAATTGCACCAATGATTTCCGTCTTAACTGGGCCAGCTGCCGGAAATGTTTCAATGATTGTCTCGCTTTGAAACTTAACTGCGGCTTCGGTAAGAACAGTTGAAAATACACCACACGCCCCCAGCCACGGCTCAGTACGCTCTTCATATTTCATCCCTAAAACATCAAGACCTTTGACATACATATCCACCCACTCTTTGCGGGAGTTAATGTCAGCGTCCACCATCTCTACGATGTCACTAGCTACCTTAGCCAGCTCGCCGGAGTCCATGTCTTCTGCTAAGTTGGCATCAAAACTTAATTCATCTTCTTCGGGCATGAGGTCAATCTCTATGCCGTCCATGTCAATTTTTACGCCCTCTGGATTGACGATTTCAATTTCAATCAGCCCAGAATCCTCTTCGGGGGCTAGTGCATCCAAGCCTAAAGGAGCTTGAGACAAAGAGGGGAACATACTGTTAGCCATATCAATCCTTAAATAATTTTATGCCCGCCAGGAATGGGCTTGTCTATTGTGCCGCCTTTGGCTTTGTTGATGCTTTTTTTCTTAGGGTTGTAGGTTCCCTGATTTCCAATGGCGGATTTTAATTGAGTTGGCTCAAATGCTACCCAAGCCATTCCAGATTCATTTGCAGTCGGCTGACTGTGTGGGTACTTTATGCCATCGTAGCCTTGGCTTTTTACCCATGCAGTTTTTTGTGCATCCGTTTTGCCGGGGATTTTGTCAAACCATTCATCAAGCGATTTTAGTTCCAATGGGTTTTTAATTGCCGCATGTACCGGCATTACATTAGAACCCGGAAGTTTGCCTGCATACTGACTTGCTAATGCAGTGTCTTCGGCCAAATGAAAGCCCTCACCCCAACCGGTTCTGCTTATTTTATTTTTATCAAAAAACGGAACATCGTCGAGTGTGCCGTGATAAAGAGTTGGCGGCGCTTTGCTTTCTTTAAGAAAACTAGCAAGATTGGCTTCTCTCTGAACTTTGGTCATGGGAGCTTTGGATGGCATTAGATCTTTAATAAAGTTTCCGCCTTTTCGCAACAACGCGTTAATACCAAGGCCAGCCAATTCCATTTCTGGATAAGATCCTTCTATTGCCTGCCTGCGCTCAAGTTGAGCACGGTATTCTGGCGATGCCATGTTACCCCGATCTAGGACGCTAACGTATTCGTCTTTATCAGCCATGTCAATCCTTAATAATAACTGCGCTTACGGCGAAAGCTTTGGATCTCTTCCCGCTCATCAGAGTCAAGACGTAAGAATCCACCCTGCCTAAATCTTATCAGCGCCTGTGTGCTCGAGTCCACCAAGTCATCGTGATCCCCATTAGGAAACGACGCCATCTGCTCAATCACTTCCATCGCCCAGCGAGTCTCAGGCGCCCACACTTTACCACTACTGAATAAATCAGTCACGGAATTGAGACGAACAAACTTGTCATTTCCCCTCACCGGCGTGTAGTCCTGAACGTAAATTCCCATCGCCCGTAATTCATAAATCAGCGGAGCGCCAGCAGCCTTCGCTTCAATGATACAACTATCAGGCTCCCACTCTCTATAGTGACTAAGCGCTTTTTCCTTCAGCTCAGGAAACTCCATCCGCTTCTGAAAAGCATCGAGCAAAATAATATGGATATCCTCTGGGTTTTCATTCAAGTGAAAAACACCCCAAGTCGTACAGGCCGAGTAGTCTGATCGCGTATTCTTAGTGAACGCCGTATCCCAGCTCTGGATAATATATTCACATCTAGGAGGATCGTCTTTCTCCCACATCTTCCACCACTCTCTTTTTATAAGAGCACCCTCTTCTCCGGTCGGGGCTTGCTGATATTGGGCATTCCATTTAATCGGGGGAAGCTCTTCTCTTAGAGCGGATAACTCTTTTAAAGACCAGAACTCAGGCCATAGTGGATTACCGCTTGGAAGGATAGCTGGAAACTCAATAACCTCCCACTCGTCCGAAGAGTCTCTCATCGCCGCATCTTTCATCACGCGGCCAGTCAGATCCTTCTCCGCCCAGCGGGTCATCACTATCACAATAGCCCCACCTGGTTGCAAACGTTGTCTCGGGCCAGAGGTGTACCACTCATAAACGCGGTCAAAAACAGTAGGATCACCGGAGGCCAAAGCAGCCTCTTGTTCAGAATGGGGGTCGTCAATGATTAAAAGGTCAGCACCCTTACCCGTCACCGTACCACCCACGCCGATAGCGAAGTATTCCCCATTCTGATTAGTAGCCCACCGGCCAGCGGCTTTGCTGTCTTGACGCAAACTTACATCTGGAAAGACGGTCGCGTACTGCTCACTGTCTACAAGATTCCTAACCTTCCGGCCAAAGCCGACAGCCAGATCAGCCGTGTTTGAACACTGGATAATCTTCTTATTAGGGTACTTTCCTAAGAACCAAGACGGAAGTAGATAAGAAGCAAACTCAGACTTCGTATGTCGGGGAGGCATATTGATAATCAACCTCTTAAGCTTCCCGCTGGCAATAGCTTCAAACTTCTTAGCCATGATCGCATGGTGTCTACCTCCCACAAATCCGGGCCACATCATCTTGATATACGCCATAAAGGATTCCTGAGCCTTTTCTCTCTCCAAAGCCCGTCTGTATTCATCCACCTCCGCAAGCAAAGCTTCCTGCTCTGCAACAGGTAGGTTCTCCAGCAATCTATCTATTTCATTCATTAGGGTTTATACCTATGGGTGTCACAACGTTGTGACCTTTTGGAGAGAATTGAACACTTTCATTCTAACGTTCTGAAGTTAATGTATACCGGTCTTATAGTCCTTCCCTTGCCGCTTTGTTTCTTCAAAACTCCAAGCTCACACAGCCGATTGACGATTTTCATCGTATTAGCTAGCGAAGATTTACCCCGCTGGTATGCAATATCCCTTAAGGACGGACTGAATCCAAACTCCTTCCACCACTCATCCACAATCAAAAACACTTCTCTCTGCACCTTAGTCATATCCTTACTCCAGCACTCTTCAAACGTTGGCAATACTCTGGGGGCAATCATCTTCCGATTTATATATACCTCCCCCCATTTCATTTTTCAACTCCTGACGGGGGGTCTTCCTGTATAGAGGGGGTGGGGTCGTCATCTGACGGATTTTTATCTGAGGCACTGGCTGAATCCAACAAATTTGGTGACATTTCGGATGGAATACTATGTAACTGGGAGAGGGACTCTTCCTGGGCAGTTTGGGGGGATGGGTACGGGTGGGTCGCATCCGCCGCCGAATTCCGAAGTTCAACCATCAGAGAATCGGTGTCGATAACGTCTGCGTCAACGGCGTTCGCTTTCATCATGTCGCGAAGCTTCGCCAGTAGCTTTGTCTTTGTATCCTCCGAGCTTGTGATTACCCGCGTCTCTTTGCGTTCGGTGAAGGCCGCCACTTCCGTTACAGTCCCCAAAGTCTTTGCCGCCGCTACTTTTACGGCGTCTTTTGTTTCGTTGTTGGTGATGACATTTACCAATGTATGAATGACAAGAGCCCTCAAGCCCGCGGGGGTTTGATATGTTTGCGCCTGTATTGCGGCTTCGTAGGCTTCAATTGTTTGTGCAATAGTAGGTTTTGCTTTTAGCTTACTGGCTTCTGCGGCGACTGAAGTCGGCTTTGCTTTGCTTTTATATGCGCGGCGGTATGCTTCCGAGCCTGTCTGTCCCATGGCGACTTCCTTACAAAACGCTTTTTGCTTCGCGGTAAGCGACTTATCCGAAACACCAAGAATTGTATTCATTGGTATTTGGTTTAGTCCTTCCTTTATCTGTGATCTAGTGAGCTTCATGCTTTCATTGTAGGGTAACAAGAGGAAAAACTGCAAGGCTTCGCCTTTAAAGCCCCGCGACCTTCAAAATTTTAAACCGCCAAAAACCTGGTTTTTCATACAGTACTGGTTAAACGATCAGTGCTTTTATTAGGGTTTCCGATAATAAATATTGCAATAAATTGTAGAATATCGCTTAAAAGTGTGATAATCTCGCTTCCCATGTTCAACCCGTAAAGCCTCTAAGGAGATCACTAATGTTCGCTTCAGTATTTACCGCTCGCAAAGCAACTGGCTTCAAATTTGAATTAGTCATTCACTCTTGCGCTTCATTGTGCGGCAACTCAATAACCGCTCAGTACTTCTACAACACCAAAGCCGAATGCCGCAAAGCCGCCGCGATTATCGGCGCGAAGCCTTACAACTTTTAAAAGGAGAAAACACCATGAAAGCCGTAGAAATTCGCAACATGAGCCGCAACCATTATTCAAATTGGGAAATTCTCTCTCACTTGGAATCCAAGGGCTACAACAGAGAAACCGCCATTCGCCTCATAGTGACCGCGCTTCACTTATTAGACGACGAAATCGCCGACATGATCGACGCATACGAAAACAACATTTGAAAGGCCGCTCATGTACACAAACATTTTTTCAATTCGCGACAACCTCAAAATTTGGGGGTTTCATTATGTTTTGTGGTCTGAGGGTTTATCCCTTCGCACCCTCTACAACATTTGGATCGCCTACGGAATGATCCGCCACGACCGCGCCGTTTTTTCTCTGAAAGGTTAAACCATGACACAAAACCAATTCGCCGCCCTTTGCACCCAATACGGCATTGCCCCCAGTATTGCATTAGAAAACGACCAATTGCGCGAAGCCCTCAAAGCCCGCGACGATAAAAAAGTAATTGAAATTTTGACCAACGAATTCTGAAAGGCT